GAACTTGAAACTATTGAAGTTTAGTAAGGGAGAATATAACTACAACGAGCCTGAGTATTTACAAGAACTCGTTGATTACGTTGATTCAACTTATGGGCAGCACTATGTGAATGAAGGTATTCAGGTAGTTGATGTATGGCAGAGTATGGGTAGTCTGAATACGACTGCACGTGACACGGCTATGAAATATCTTGCACGCTATGGCAAGAAAGATGGAAAGAACCGCAAAGACCTGTTGAAGGCTATGCACTATATTATTCTAATGATGTACGCAGAGGATACAAATAATGATGAAGCATCTAGCGAGCTCCAATAGTAACTCACGCCTGATCCGAGTACGTGATGGCAAAGAGGTAGTTGGATTTGATGAAGTACAAGTACAACCAAATGCAATCGACCTGAAGGTTGAATCGTTGATGTTGATTGACGATAGCACTTTTACTATTGACGAAGAAAAGAAACAACATAGAGAGTCAAAGTCAGTACCAACTAAGGATGGATACTGGCAGCTTGAAGCTGGTAAGCGTTATGAAGTTATCTTTGAAGGTATCATAGACATTGCAGAAGGTGAAGCGGGCTGGGTTATTACTCGTTCCACATTAAATCGTAATGGTCTATTTCTTACTTCTGGTTTATATGACTCAGGTTATAAAGGTGTGATGGCAGGCTGTCTTCATGTGACATCTGGTCCAGCTCAGATTAAGAAAGGCACACGTCTTGGTCAATTTATTCTGTTTGAAGCAGAATCACTTTCATCATATAATGGTGATTATGGTGTAGATAGCGAACACGATAAGAAATATCAAGATGGTTAAAAAAGCATTAGTAACAGGGGTGACTGGACAAGATGGAGCATATCTTTCCAAGCTACTTCTAGAAAACGGATATGAAGTTTATGGTGCTCAGCGCCGTAATACTGGTGTTAGTCATTGGAGACTAGATCGTCTTGGTATTACAAAAGACATCCATTTTGTTGACTTTGAGTTGAATGAGTTTAGTAACATTCATCGTGTGTTAGATAATGTTTCACCAAACGAAATATATAACCTAGCTGCGCAGTCTTTTGTACATCTATCGTTCGAACAGCCTTTATACACCTCAGACTGCGACTATATGGGTCCTAGCCGTATCTTAGAGGCGATGAGAACACTTCATATGGAAGATGATGTTAAATTTTATCAAGCAGCCTCATCAGAAATGTTTGGTAAAGTACAGGAAGTTCCCCAATCTGAGACAACGCCATTTTACCCAAGATCACCTTATGGTGTTGCTAAACTTGCTGCATATTGGATGACAGTAAACTATCGTGAGTCTTATGATATGTTTGCTTGCAATGGTATCTTGTTTAACCACGAATCACCTCTACGTGGTAAAGAGTTTGTTACACGTAAACTGGTACATAACCTTGTTAAGGTTAAGAATGGTGAACAAGAATATGTAGAAATGGGCAATATGGATGCTAAGCGTGATTGGGGTCATGCTGCAGATTATGTAAATGCAATGTATCTAATGATGCAACAGAAACAAGCAGATGATTATGTAATAGCAATGGAAGAGACACATACTGTTGAACAATTTGCTAGAGTCGTATGTGATAAACTTGGTCTAGTTTATGAAGATGTTGTTAAGATTAACCCTAAATTTTTAAGACCTGCCGAAGTTGATTTATTAATTGGCGATGCTACAAAAGCACGTGTTGACTTACAATGGTCACCGAGGTATACTTTCGAAACCCTTATAGAAGAAATGGTAACAGAGGAACTACAATATTATGGAAATTAGCATTAGTACAGAAGAGCTACGTAAGCGTAAAATTATGGTAGCGACACCAATGTATGGTGGTCAATGTGCAGGTATGTACACAAAGTCTTCGGTTGATTTATCAGCTGTTGCACAACAATATGGAATGGATGTTAGATTCTTCTATTTGTTTAATGAGTCGTTAATTACTCGCGCACGTAACTATTGCGTCGATGAATTTATGCGTAGCGATTGCACTCATCTTATGTTTATCGATTCGGATATTGGTTTTGATCCGAATGATGTATTAACATTAGCAGCTTTGCAGAGTGACAATCCCGATGATGATGATTATGATGTAATCTGTGGCCCTTATCCTAAAAAATGTATTTCATGGGAAAAGATTAAAGCAGCTGTTGATAAAGGTTACGGTGACGAGGATCCGGAGCAACTTCAACGTTATGTGGGTGACTATGTATTTAATCCAGCTGGTGGTAATGGAGAGATCCGTCTAGACCAACCCGTTGAAGTTCTTGAAGGCGGTACTGGTTTTATGATGATTCGTAAGAATACATTCGAGAAGTTTGCTGAGGCATATCCTCATTTATCATATCGCCCTGATCACGTTCGTACGGCAGCTTTTGATGGTTCACGTGAAATTATTGCATACTTTGATGCATTGATTGATGATAAGAATGCAAACGTTGCAAAGGAAGTTAGAGGCTTCTTTGAGAAGAACCCTGATGCATCTGCTGAGGATGTTGTAAAGTTCTTGGATGATCCAAAACTTAGTATTGAGAATAAACAATATTCTAATCGCTATCTGTCAGAAGATTATATGTTCTGCCAGTGGACTCGTAAAATTGGACTTAAAGTTTGGTTCTGTCCGTGGATGAATCTACAGCATATGGGCTCTTATGTTTTTGGTGGTTCATTAACAGACCTTGCGCAAATTGGTGCAAGTGCTACTGCTGATGTAAGTAAGATTGGCAAACAGAAAACTCCTGGTAAACATAAAAAGTAGGATAATTATTGTGATGAAACTTTGTAATGAAACTGTGAATACACTGAAGAACTTCAGTCAAATCAACCCTTCTGTTTTGGTGCAGCCTGGTAGCGAAATCGTTACTATGGCTCCATCAAAGACAATTATTGCTAAGGTAATTACAGAAGAGATTTTTGATAAGCAGATGGCTATCTATGATCTGTCTCAATTCCTTGGTGTAGTGTCTATGCTCGAAGAGCCAGACTTTGACTTTGGTGATAAGTCAGTAAAAATTAAGTCTAAGAATGGTAGTGTAAATTATAACTATGCAGACCCTTCTATGATTATCGCCCCTATCACTAATTCTGTAGCTATGAAGAACATTGTAGCATCCTTTGATTTAGATCGTAACCAATTTACTGGTATTGTACGTGCAGCAAGTGTATTGCAAACAGATCTTGTTAAGATCTCTTCTACAAATGGAAAGTTGACAGTATCAACAGCTGATTCTAAAAATGATAATCCGCACAGCTATGAGGCGGACATTGAAGTGGGCGATACTGATGGTGATTTTGCTGTCTTTGTTAAAACTGAAAATCTAGTTAAAGTGTTGCAAGGACAATATAAAGTAACTGTTAGTGAAAGTAATGTTATCTGCTTCCAAAACGACACTCATACATATTGGATCGTTTCGGAGAACCGTAAGTAGATGACACAGCGTGAAGACTTTTTATGGACAGAAAAGTATCGCCCTAAAACAATTGACGAATGCATTCTTCCTGACAATATGAAGAATGTATTCAATGCATTTGTTAACCAAGGTGATTTACCTAATCTAATACTTTCCGGTGGACCTGGTGTTGGTAAGACAACGGTTGCAAAAGCTGTACTGGATCAGCTGAACTGTGATTATATGTTTATCAATGGTTCATTGGAAGGACGTAACATTGATACATTGAGAACTACTATCAAGGACTACGCATCAACGGTTTCTTTTTCTGAAGGTCGTAAGTATGTAATTCTAGATGAGGCTGATTATCTCAATCCTCAATCAACACAACCTGCTCTTCGTAACTTTATGGAAGAGTATTCGAAGAACTGCGGATTCATTCTAACCTGTAACTTTAAGAATCGTATTATTGACCCACTACAATCACGTTGCTCAGTAATTGACTTTAAGATTGATAATAAAGATAAACCAAACCTTGCTGCTTCACTATTCAAACGGGTTCTAACAATTTTAGATGAGAACAATGTAGAGTATAATAAAAAAGTTGTAGCAGAACTTATCCAGAAAAACTTCCCTGATTA